TAAGGACAGGCACTACATGTTTTAATTCTTCGTTCTGGTCTTTTAATACTCTGCGCTTACGTAAAACGTCCTGCATCTGCTTATATGCTTTAAAGCCTTCACGTGCATTCAAATCAACCAATTCCATGTAGTGCATTAAATCTAGTCGTTCTTGCTCCAATCGCTCAATCTGATCTAGATTATCTCCGTATAATTTTGGTAATTCTCTGATTGCTTCACGAACATGATTTATGGATTGTTCAATGTCCATTCCCTCACTCCTTACCAATTTTTAAAGAGTTCATAATATGTTTTTTGCCAATATTGGGATAACTTAGGATTGAATTTGTTTGTTGTTCCTTGCCTTCTACGTTCATGAATTTTGAATTTTATTATCATCATTTACCCTTTAACACGTCTAACCAATGGTTTACCTCTACATCATCAGTTATCTTTCGAATTTTATTAACAACGAATGTACGTTTTACCTGTTCAGCAATTAAATATTTATAACCATCCACTTGCTCTTGTTCTGCCATTTCCAACCAATCATATTTATCTAGTGGATTTAGTGGCTGACCATATTTCAAGATGCCTTTATCTTCTTGAATATTAGCTGTTTTTGAAAATTGTTCCTTTGTTCGTTCCAAGTGTTCAAATTTCATTTTGTATACCTCCTGTGACGATTTCTATAGCTTCTTCTGGTGATCTAGCTACTCCTGCAATTACAGGATATTTACTCATTTCATTTAGAAAGTGTTTCTGGTCGTTTCGTAATATTCCATTTTCATTTTTGACTTCAATAAAAACCATTTTCCCATCCGATTTGCGAAACCCGGATAAATCAGAATAACCTTTCGGTAAACCAGTATCAAAAAATCTTCCGTCAGCCATTCGAACTCGTCCAACATTATTTCTAAAAATCACTGCATATGGATTTAATGCTAAACGAATGGAATTTTGAATATCTATTTCTTTCATACAAACCCTCCCTAATACATAAACGTTGATATACCAAAGTTTCGCATGGTGTAATAAATAACTTTTGGGACAGTACGGGACAGTTTGGGTTGTTTTTATAAAACCTTTTATATTTTTATATTTTTATTTTTATATTTCTTTTTATTATTTTTACTATCCCAACTATCCCAAAAAGAAAATAAATATAATATAAAGAGTTGATATAATAGGATTTTAGTTACGGGAGGGTTTTATAGAAAACTATCCCTAACCTATCCCGTAACCATCCCATTAATTTAAAAGTCACATTTTTTCATAGGTAAATAGTCTTCATTTCTGAAAATTTAGTGATTAAAAGTGTTTTACTCGGAATTAATTTAAATTCAATCTAAAAGGCTTGTTTTCATCCGAGTGTTTTAATTTAATTCCTGCATAATATATCCCACTACTTTTAATCTTTTGGAATTTATTAGCCATTTCTTTACCAAATTTAGTGCTACTCATTAAATATTGGTGATTGTCTTTCGCCCAACTATTATATATGTGATATAAGTCAGATGACTTCTCTCTCTCGCCAGATTTGCGGTAGCAACATTCTTCGATAAACAGTTCAATAGTGTCCATTTCTGTTCTGTATTCTTTTCTTTGGTCTTTAATAATCTGTGGTTCAGATAATCCAATTCTTTTCCACTCTTGATAACCTTCTACCGCCCAGTTTAATATTGCTTTCAATTCTCTTCGGAGTTTGTATTTCAATTGCTTGTCCACTTTATTTTCTGGAATTTGAACAGTAAATGGAATGATAGCCATTCTTCGCCATATACCATCGTCAGTCCCTCTAATAATTGGTTTATGGTTTGTAGCCATCCACAGTTTGAACTCTGGGTAATAATCGAACTCATCACCATATAAGAAACGAGCAGTTACTTTATCTCCACCAGTGATCTGTTTTACTAACCCTTCGTCAAATCGCATACCGTCATTTGGTTCTGTGGTGGTTACTAATCTAGCACCTTGAAGTCTAGCAATATCACTATTTGCTGCACCGGCCTGTGGTTTAACCATAATTGTTTGTGGTTGGATATTCGTTGTGTAGTTACCCATCATTTCAGTTATAATATCCAAGAACACTGATTTACCGTTACGTCCATTACCGTATAAAATAAACATCATCTGTTCTTCTGTGGACCCAGAGAGGGAATATCCCACTGCTCTTTGTAGGTAATCAATTAATTGTTGATCGCCATCAAATATCTGATGTAGAAAGTCAACCCACAAAGGACAATCAATTTTATCTGTAAATTCTATTGATGATATTTTAGTAAACAATTTACTCCTATCATGATCGTGAAGCTTGCCTGTTTCTAAATTGAGATAACCATTCTGTACATTGAACAAGTGTTTATCTTTATCGAATTCATCCGGCTGTATAGGCAGTAAATGTTGGCTTTCTTTCAACATGTTTGTTTTGCCATTACTACCTCTTGAATACTTGATATGCTTAGTGAGGTTTTTTCTAGCTTCTTCCTCGTCCACATCATCAGAAACAAATACTGGCTCTTGTTTCATTCTAATTAGTATCTCATCTACTAAACTTTTAACTTTTCCTTCTTGATCTAATTGCCACGTTTTATCATTGTAGTAATACCAATTTTTACGAATGTAGCTATACCGTACGGAATCTTTATATAGGTTAGTAAATCTTTCTGCATTTCCAGTGTCATCGTAAGAGTAGTATTTTTTTTCAATCTTTTTAGTGTCAAACTCCGCAACATATAAATTAAAATCATCGTTAGAAGCTTGAGGACTAAACACGTTCGTACATTCTGAAATGGCTTTGTTTAAAGTGATTTCTCCGTATGTTGAATTACTTTGCTTTCTATCCCATTTATCACGATAAAGTGAGGAACTTCGGAAAATATCATCCATTTTGTTATAGTCGCATGCTGTCCAAAACGCTAAATCATTTGAGAAAGCCATGTCAGCTTCGGACTGCGAATTATAAAATTGTTCCCATCCACCATCTAGGAATAGTTTAAAACGCATGCCATTTTTGCTATTGCTAGCTACTTTGATAATTTCATCTACGGATAACACATTTCCTTCGCTATGTGAATAATCTTTTGTTGCTGCCACTTCGTGAGTAGCAATATATTTATGATGAAGATAATTAACTTTTCCCATTTCATCTTCAATGATGTGGTTGTACCCACCAATATGATTACCTGTCATGGTGAAGAATCGACCGGAATCATACATTTCTATATTGCCTTTTCTTCTACCACCATCTGGCAAATCACCCTTAGCGATGATATGAATACCATTACCACTTGGAGATACTTCCGCATAACTTTCCATGATGTCAATAAATTCAGATACAATATTGTTGTCGTGATCTTCGTTTCTGTATCTTTCAATATCCGATTGAATATCATCAATATCTATTCCGTAATATGGTGGTTTGAAGAAAAAACCTAAGCCATCACAACTAAATTTATTGATTGCACCAAGAGCAGTGTCAAAACTGCTCCAAGTGCTTTCATCATTACTTTTTCCATGCCCTCCTGTATTTGCGTTTACAGGAATCTTGGTAGTTTTACCATTCCGTTCTTGTAACTTGAATACACACCATTGATCTAGTTCTTTTAGTTCATATGGGATTTTGCTATACAATGGGAATCACTTCCTTTCAACGTACTTCCATTTAAAACCTCTATGCTTTTGTATTTTCCCATTGCAACATAAAGAAATATTGCAACTGTTAAACCCATAAGAATCTGCTTCCCTGGTACTATTAAAATAAATAATCTCTTTGGTTTTCGAATTTACTCCCATCACTCTCTTATTGAAGCTGAGACGTGAATTGTCTGGAGAGGAACAAAATTCTAAGTTTCCAATCGAGTTGTCTTTCTTATTTTCATTTTTATGGTGTACCGTAGCTAGTTTTCCAGGATTATTTAAGAACGCTTCCGCAACAATCCGATGAACCTTTTTGATTTTCCTTTTCTTGTTCTTGTATAAAGAAACTGTAAAGTACCCGTACGCATCTTCTTGAAGCTTCATGGTTTTGCTTTTTATTTTTCTGAATCCTCTTTTATGAGGTATAAGTCTACCTAAGCTCCGTATCCTTCCCTTGTTAGATACTTGATATAGACCCTCATATCCAACAACATCCTTCCAGACTTCATACATAGCTGTCACTCCTAAAATGGTAGGTCAGAATCATTAATTTGCGGTGCGCTATTCATTGGGTTACCGCTATTATTATCTTTCTGTTTAAATTGATGTTGTACATTTGGGAACTTAGTAGGACTCCATTTTTTAACGTTTAAGTTTTCGTATGTTTTACCGTTGTATTCTGATGTTTCGTTCTGTACAAAAACTTGCACCGGCTTACCTCTGTAATCATTTAGCAGTTCATCAAAAGTATTATATGTTTTACCTGGTTCAAGCCCTGCAGCTTTTCCAATCGTGTTAAACATAAGCATGTTATATGTTCCAGTAGCTTTCGCTTTAAACACACGTTCCCAAATTTTTTGGTTTTTAAATGGTTGGTCCAGATCGTTTCGAATAACCATTGTAAAATTAGTAAACTCTGCTCCGCCTTGTGTTGCATCTTCTGCAGCACTTTCAATAACAACTTCATATACACCATCATCAATTTTTTGGAAACCTTCAAAAGTATTGTTAAAATCTAAGTTAAATCCTGACATTATTAATCATCCTTTTCTGTTTGTTTTTATTTTTTAATGATCTTCTTGTATTTGCAGATTGTTCTTTATAAGTTGCCCATTTGCAATTGCTAGGTTCATAATTTCCATCGTTGTTAATTCTTTCTATGGTTAAACCTGGTCTATAACCGTTTTTAACTGCCCATTCATAGAAAGGTTCGAACGAATCATTCCATTCTTTACATACGCTTATACCTCTACCACCATAGTTGTGATAGTTATTTGTGTTTGGATTCCTGCACCTCATTCTCATTGAGTTCCAAACATAGTAAAGCCTTGTCTTTGTTTGTCCATGAGTTTCTTTAAATTCAAGCCCTTTCAAGTTCTCTTTTTCGAGACACCCACATGATTTTGTAGCACCGGATGTTATGTGGTCTCTCCTAATAACTTTTTCGTTACCACAACTGCACTTACACAAGTAGAAACTTCGACTTCCCCAAGCGTATCGCTTTCGATGATCTAGCTTAATTACCTCTAATCTTCCATAAAGTTGACCTTCAATCATCGAACAAACCCCCTTGATTTCGCTTGGTAATAACTCCATCCTGGCTTGTAACCCAATGCTTTTCCAAGTTCCGCTAATTCTGCAAAACTATTGCATTCTTCTGGTTTCTTGAAATTCAATTTAATAGCTTGTTTATCTTCTTCTTTGACTTCTTCCAACTCTGCTGTCTCTTCAATTTCATAATCTTTACGTTCTTTAACTTCTGGAACATGTCCACACAAGGGACACGCTTTTTCTTCGGGTGAATATACCGCAAAACAACTATCACATTGTTTTATTTTTACTTCGGTTTCTTGTTGCTTTTTTGATGATTTTTTACCTTCTAAGCTCCAAGCGCGTTCCATATCCGGCAGACCATGCCTTCTGACATTATCCACGTGATCAATAATGATCGATGTTTTATTCGGTTTATATCTCATTCCTCTCATACTCTGCTGAATAAAGAGGGAGAGTGATTGAGTGGGTCTAAGCATTATCACTGTGGAACAGTCTGGAACATTAAACCCCTCTCCCACTAAATCAACGTTACAAAGAATGCTTATTTCTTTATTGCGGAATTTCTTGATAATTTCTTCACGCTCATCTTTTGGTGTTTTTCCATCTAGGTGAATCGCATTGATACCATTTTTATTAAACTGTTCAGCAGTCAATTGGCTAGCTTTAATACTGTGACAATATGCAATTGCTTGTTCGCCATCTGCTAGTTCTTTATAGTGTTTAACTACATCCCCATAAATTGTGTTATCGTCTAAAGCATTATCAATGGATGTACTAGAAAACTCTCGTAAACTATTTAATTTCAATTTGGTTATATCTATCAACTTAGGCGCATAGTATTTGTAAGGAGATAGATAATTGTGTTCAATTAGCCATTTAGCATCCACTTCTTCAATAAGGATGTCGTTTACATCACCTAAACCAGACCCGTTAAGTCGAATAGGTGTAGCTGTAAATCCAAGTCTCAATACATCATGAAAATGATCGTATATTTTTCGATATGAAGCTGCCATACCATGATGGTTTTCATCAGTAATGATTAAGTCTGGTTTAATGGTACGATCTAACCTTTTCACGATGGTTTGAACCATTCCAAACTGGACAAGCTTCATATCAACATTATTCAATTCAAATGTTTCTTGTATCTGTTCAATCAATTCTTTTCGATGAACCAAGAACAATACACGATTACCTTTTAATGTGGTCATTCTAGCTACGTCACTTATGATTACCGATTTTCCTGCTCCGGTTAACCACAGGGAGCAACCACGCATGGTGATATATATCCCTGTGTATATGAATCCCTCGCTTTATCAACCAATCTTTGTTGGTAGTTGTGTAATTCAAATGACATTAGTTTTCTTCAACTCCTTTATGAAATTTCCGAAATTACTTATATCCATAGTTGGAGTTTCTATTGCTCTTTCCAACGTCCACCCTCTACGTAACCTCTCAGTAAAAGTGTTATAGTTCATATTTAATTTTTCCGCCCATTGTGCAGCAGTCATACTTACATCTTTATACGTGATAATGTTATTTTGAGTAGTATTATTACTTTGAACTTTATAAGTGACCCACCTACAATTACATGGTTCATAATCTTTATTGCCATTTATGCGATCTAATGTAAGCTCATCTGTATATCCGTTTTTCATCGCCCAATCATGAAACGTTATGAAACTCTCAGACCATTCATCACATACTTTTATCCCTTTACCACCATAAAGATGATACTTTGAAGCGTTAGGATTATTACATCTGCTTTTCATGTTTTGCCATGTTCTATAAATTCTTGATTCGTGCATTCCATGGCGTTCTCTTGTTTTAGTCATTTACAGCACCGCCATACATCACCAGTTCTTCTTGCAAACAAAACTTTCTATCATCCAATTGATTCTTAGCAAATACCGAATTACTAGGTTGAAGGATAAACCCTCTTTTCTCAGTTTCTTCGTTGTATGCTAACTTTCCAACTACATCACATAACCCCATAAAATTTGTTAATATCTTCGGACTAATCTGTGGGTATGATCTGTTGAATGTCTGACCCTCTGTCGTTGTCCATTCGTCTGTTGTCTCCCAAGCAGTAATTATGATTCTTTTACCAAATGTTTTTAAAAATCGAATCGAATCAATAAGAAAGAATTGTACTTGTTGGTAATGTCTCATTTCTGGGACACGATCATTTTTGCCTTCTCTACCTAAATTACCAAGCATACATCGTTCCATTTCTGAAACATTGTCTAACACAATATTTTCATATGAGGACAAATCCATTTTTGCTAAATCCTTAGTCATTTCTCCCCAAGCTTTCCACGTATTTTGATTATCGATATAAGCAATATCAATATCTTTTTCACCCTTCAACACTCTTGTTGTCCTATCCATATCTAAAACTAACGACTTACCAGGAATGAATTTGACAGTTGATGTTTTTCCCATTCCTGGAGGACTATATATTAAATATGTTTCATCTTTTGAGTTAAGTTCTGAAGCACTTGTAATATCGATTGCCACACAAACACCTCTTATCTAATCCGTAAACTTTTCCCTTGCACTAACTCAACACCAGGCATATCATGACCAATACTTTTTAGTTCTTCTTTCAGTGCCTTTTTATCCAATTTAGGTTCTTGTTCAATAAAGAATCGTTTAGGTAATACTGTTTCATCAAGAACTTTTAATGAAGGCGGGTTATTCTGCATAGCGAAAGTAAATATTCCAGTTTTAACTTTATCCTTACCGGTTAATGTAAGCTGATCTTCCACATACATTTTTAATCGTTTCTGATTAGCTTCAATTGCTTTTCGTTTATCGGATAATCGTTTTTCTTCTGCTTTTAGCATTTCTGCCTCGCCATCTAAATTACGAATAACTTTACCGATGTTTTCTAGCTTGTCCTCAATTGCTAGATCAATAGATTCTAAAGTATCTCTCAACCCTTCCCCGCCATCATCAATTAGCGACTGAACCTGCAAAAAATCCTGTGTTAAATCATATAAACTACTCAACAAAATCACTCTCCTTATGTCCTGCATTTCTCATATCACGTTCTTGTTCAGTTAATCCGTATGGGTTGGATGCAACTGGCTCTTTTTTAATCAGTGTAAAAAACACGCAATCCCTATATTCGAAATTATGTCGTTCGGAATGTTCGTTATAATCCTCTACAACGAAAACCTCATGTCCTTCCGATATTTCCATAAATTTTTTATTGCTTAAATGAATTTCTTTCCCAAAACGATTATCGTCAGTGAAACTAATAAATCCTTCATCCCATGCTTGAGTTACAACTTCTAAAACTTCTAAAGACCTGTCTAAATTCATGTACAAGTTCCTTCCTTTGTGATAAAATCACATTAATAATTTTGTTTTCTAGAGTAGTCAGTTGCCGCTGACTGCTTTTTTTCATGCAATTACTAGATAGATTAATAGAGTTATTACAAGTGAACCAATCAATGCATCTCTCAATAGTTGACACCTCCTTTAAAGAAAAGTGCCTTCAAGATTTTTTTCTTTTTCTGGTTGTTCTTGTTGTTCCAAGTAATTCTTAAATTCGTTTGGTATCTCTATTTCAAACTCCATCATTTCACTTGGTTGTTTTTGGTTTACATATGGTGCAGTGGCGAATCCTACAGTAGCTAGTAATATGATTGTTCCTGCTGTTAATCCTCCTAGCCATTTAGTTGCTTTTTTGCTTAGATTAATATTCAATTTGAGTCCTCCTTTTCACATCTCCTGTATGGTAAAATTTACTTATAAGGAGGTGTATTATTATGGATATGGTTTTACAAATTTGCGTGTCTGATGGTTCTGAAATTGTTATAGATGGTTTCGACGACATTTCTTTTTCTAATGAATATCCTAATCATGTTGTAGAGCATAATGGGTATTCTTGGCAGCGTGATTTTTATAACGATCTTATGAACTATTTAAATGAATTTAATTTTATTACTATTACCAGAAAAGACCCTAAAGACGATTTATATTTTCATAACCATGCTTTCGCTTTTCAAAATCAACATACAACTGTTAATCAACCATTAACTTTAAAAACAAATAATGTTATAACTATCATCGATTTATACAAGTAGTAATTATTGGGTGGACGAGCTAGTCCGCCTTTTTATTTGAACTAATGTGAAAACTTCTATCTAAAAATACATCTTTTGTTTCATCAAGTATTTCCATAGCTTCTTTAGCACTTATGTTTCTTTCTACTAACATTCCAATGATTTGAGAAACTATTTTTTGGTTTTCCATTTAATCCCTCTCCTTTTTAATGACTAAAATAAGTACAACCTAAGAAAAACAAATATCCTAATATTCCACATACAACATAATAATTGCCACTTTCACCTATACGCTTAAACATAAGTTTTACTTCCAACATAAGTCCAAGCCTGTTCATCAACTTCACGATCTATTTTCTTTCTGTTTAGTGACATTAATGTTTCTAGTGAGTGATTCATTTCAGCAAGTACATCATTCTTGGTACTGAACTCTGCATTTTCAGCCATGTTTACTGCTTTCATGGTGGAGTTAAATAAATTTTCTACTGTATCTAATACTGTTGAATAATCTTCAATTAGATAGTGTTCTTTTAGCATTCAACTCACCTCGCTTTCTGGATCTAACCATTGTTCGATAGTTTCAATATCAAAAATAATTTTTGAACCAACCCTCTTATGTGGGATCTTATTTTCTTTCACCAACTTGTAAATAAAAGATTTAGAGAGTTTGTTCCCTGTGTTTTCCAAGTATTCAACTAGACCTTTTACATCAGTTCGCTTCATTTTCTAACACCTCGATATCAGTATTTCTGATATTTTGTTTTAAAAAAATATCACTCACTTTCAAGTTGAAATGTTTTGCAATGTGATACATCTCTCTTGGACGAAAATCTGTAACACCTTTTTCTCGCCGGGAATAAGAATCACCTGATATGCCTGCTATTTCACCCATCTGTTTGAAGTTTAACCCGTTGTCCATTCGCAACTTGACCAAATTCCAATGCATTAATCTACCTCCCTTTCCATTTCTTGCTTTTCATATTATATCAGTTTTTCTGATAAGTCAACAAGAAAAATCATAAATACTGATTATTTTTGTTGATTATAGGTTAATACTGATATATAATGAATCTCAGGAAATACAATTAATTAGTAAATTTTTCCTGTGAATCGCGATAGTAAAAGAAGAAGAATATTGGAGGAATCATAGCAATGAACATTAACCAATACGTAGGAAGTCAAATTAGAAAACACAGAAAAAGAATTAAAATGAGTCAATTAGAGTTAGGAAAGAAATTAGGAGTTAACCAAAACACTATTTCTGGTTATGAAAAGGGCGAATGGGAGGTTAGTTATGATAGCTTATTTTAATTGGCAGAGATATTTGATATAAGTATAGATGATCTATTCCCACAAACTAAGACAGAAGAAAATGTAATACAAAAAGCATTGGAGATTACAGGAGATAAAGAATTATCTACTGATGAAATGCTTTTTATCAAAAAATTATATGAAAAAGCCCTCGAGCATGAGGGCGAAGATAGAAAGCGATTATTTGAAAACATTGATCTCGCTGTGAATATCTTTGAGAATCAGAAAAAGTAAACTATCCGTATCTGATGGAACATCTTTAACGTTATACAATTTAACCAGTTTAACAATTTTTCTAATTTCTTCTTCTGTCATTACATCGCCGCCTTTTAAGATTAGTTAAATTTTATATGAGGATGGTGTCAATTGGCTTATAAAGTCGGTAGATGCCTACTTCAACAAATTCTGCAAAGAAACCAAATGACCCAACAACAGCTCGCTGACAGGTTAGGTGTAACCCATCAGCAGATAAATAAATACATTCACAACAGACAGAACATGTCCTTGCAAGTCGCTAAAAATATATCTGTAATTCTCGACTGTGCAATAGATGATTTATATGAATGGGTTGAAGTAGGCCGTAAAGAGTAGATGTATTTAATCTACTCACCGATAAAATACAGCCAATCGACTTCATATATAACTATTTATACCATATATTTCTAGGTAAATCATAGCGATTTTTTAAAATTAAGATATGTCTGACGAGAAGTTTATGGTATTATAATATCATAAACAGAACATATGTTCTAGTATTATTTGTAATAATTTTGCATTAAAGGAGGAAAATCATGGGAACAGTAAGAGAAATCTCGAAAGGTAAGTTTAAGCTTACAGCAGAATTAGGGTATGTTGGAAATAAAAGAAAAAGAAAAAATAAAACTGTATCAGCTAAAAATAAAACAGAAGCAAAAAAAATACTTACTCAATTTGAAGCTGAATTAATGGCGAAGCATCATATAGATGATTCTAAATTAAGTATTAAGAATTTCTATGACCAGTGGTTAGAAAAGTTCGCTAGAGATCATTATGGAATTAGAACATTAGTAGAAACAAAGTCAATTATTGAAAATAGGTTTTTACCAGAGTTCGGGGATATGAAATTAGTAGATGTAAGAAAAATCCACCTTATAGATTTCTTTGATGATTTAAAGAAAAACGGAAAAAGATTAGATGGTAAAGAAGGCGGATTATCACCAAGCTCCATTAAAAACATTTACAAAGCGATTAACTCTTTGTTTAAAGTCGCTGTTCAATGGGATTTGATTGAAAAAAACCCTAGTGAAAATATGTCTTTGCCAAAAGTAAGCCATAAAAAATCAGAAGTATTTACATTAAATGAGACAAATAAATTGTTTGAATTGCTGTCTAAAGAAGATCCAATGTGGCAATTAATTGTTCAAGTAGCAGCAGTATTAGGAGCAAGAGAGGGAGAAATAGTCGCTCTTGAGGATAAACATTTAGACACTGCGAATAACGCTATCACAATTGAACAGGCTTTTGTTAATGTTACTGGCGAAGGCGTTAAATTGAAATCAACTAAATCTGATAGGACAAGAAAAGTTTCAATTCCAGAAGGTTTAATGGACGAGTTGAAAAAATTGAGGAGTATTAAATATAGTCATAAATTAGAAGTTGGCGATCTGTGGAAGTATCCAGACAATGTATTCTTATTTTCGGATGAATTTGGACAACCTAGGAGACCTGATTCTATTTCTCAAAGATGGTATAGGTTAACAAGAAGTGACAAGTATGAAAAGTCTGGACTGAAAAAGATAAGATTCCACGATCTTAGGCATACATCTGCTACGTTGCTAATCAGTAAAGGTGTCCACGCTAAAATTATCCAAGAGCGGTTAGGTCACAGTCGTATAGCAACCACGATGGATATATACGGTCATGTATTGCAAGAGGCAGAACAATCTGCGGCACAGCATTTTAATGAGTTATATAAGAAAGGTTAAAATGGTCTCCTATTGGTCTCTTTTATCAGCCCCTACCATTACCCGGCCAAACAAAAAACCCTCATAAACATTGTGTTTACAAGGGTTAACCTAACGTCCCAGGCAGGATTCGAACCTGCGACCCACAGCTTAGAAGGCTGTTTATTTTATAATTTATAATTCCATGAAATGCTACAAAGTGCTTTATAATGGCGTTTTGTAGCATTTCATTATTTTATAATGTTTTACATTTTTCTTGTTTATTTTCGATTTTTGTAAAATTAGTCTCCTATTGGTCTCCTATAATAATCCCCTCTCTTAATTATTCCACCGGATATAACAATACCGGTATAGTTGCTTCAATTTCTAAACCTTCAGAACCATAAAACGTAAATTCGCTAATACTGTGTCCGTCATTACTAGTACCGAAGATTTCATTTATTATACTTCCACTTTCTCCTCTCACAAAAACATTACCTGTATTACCTTCTTGTGCTTCCAGTTTATATCGACCTTCATCTAAATCAATCCCAAAGTAATAAAACCCCGGATTCAATTTAATTGGCTCATCGATAGCTTTGAGAATGTCCCCTTCTAACTTGCTTAACTCACTTTCCGCAGTTTCAATATCTGCGTTAAGTTTTTCTAAAGTTGATTCAGCTTCACTTAATTCTGATTCAGCAGTTTCTTTGTTTTCTGCTAGTTTAGATAGTTTACTAAACTCTGATTCGCGGTTTTGAAATTCTGTTTCTATTTCAGATAGATCACTTTTTTTATCTCCAATTTTCCCGTCAAGTTCTTCTAATTCCTCTTTTGCACCTGCTACCATTGTTTGTAAATCTTCTAGGTTTTTCGCCTCTCCGTCAACCTCTGCTTGAGCTTCTTTAGTACATCCTGCTAATAATAAAACTAATATAGAAATAATAACTAAACTAATTCTTTTCAACTAATACCCCTCCATATCTTTTTACCTACATGTTACCATATATTTCATATTTGATGGACGACTTTTTACAAAGTTCTTTTAATTTTTTCTTTCTAATCTCTGATAATGTGTACCATATCAATGTTGGTCTGTGGTTGTATTGTTGGTGGATAATGTATGATAAGTCTTTGTATTTTTTAATCTTTTCTATATTTGTTGCCATAGTTTGCTGATTATCAATTTCTATAAAGTAAAACTCACCATTTCGTTTAAATGTTGCATCTGGTATTAGTTTATTATCTCCCCAGGTTACGGGACGTTCTTTCTTCCAATCTTTAGGCATTCCTAATTTAATATAAAGATCATTTCTCATTAATGCATGAGTAACTTCTTTCTTGTTTAAATTACCTTGTGTTGACCCGATTAATTGTTTACCCTTATTGGACAGATAGTATATTTTCTTTTCTAGTCGTGCAGCTAAAAGTAATTTATCCTTTTCCATTCTAGCAAGTATGCGTTGTGCATTACGATTGCCACCAAGATTATTTATGATCTGTAATTGTTCCCTTGTGGCATACGTCAATTTATCCAAACTCAACAGTATCTGTTCGTCTCTCTGCTGTCTTTGTAGTTGAGCTAACATATTGCTTAAACCTCCCTTTTATTTCATCATCACTTACATATGGCACTTGTATTAATTGTTTATCAGAAGTACGATAAATGGCTCTACCTCTAATATTTATATCCTGTGCGCCTTGTTCATCTATTGCTACACGACTAGCAACTTCTGTGGGTACTCGAAAACTTATTTTACAGTCCGCATTTTGTTTTATTTGACGTGGTAAAGTATCAGCGGTCGGATATTGAGTGGCAAAAACTAAACGATAACCTAACGCACCAGAAACCCTTGCTATATTGGATAATGCATACTGACAATAATCTAGTTTCTTTCTTTCTTCTTTATCCATATATTTATGCGGTACAAGTTCAGCTCCTTCATCCACAATAATAAATTTCCTGCGTTTGATATTGGTATTTAATACATTGTTATATCCTTTTTGCTTGAAATGAGCCATATCTAACTCAATATCTACAGCTAAGTCCTTTAATAAGTCATAGGCTTGTAATGGACTACTCGCCACCTTTTTGACTTGCTTGTAATTATGCTGACTAAATTCCAATCCTCCTTTAAGATCAATAATGTAAAACTCCACATCATCAGGATTAGAATAAATCAA